TCATCTAAAAACGATTGAGCAAAAGAGCTGATAGTTGTATTAGCAGGTAAACTTAAAGTCTTGATATCTGCATCTACTTCACTATCCATCAATGCACCTGCTGCTGTAACATTTGCAGTATCGGTAATATCTGCGTTTTCTTCAATACCTGCTAACTTAGTAGATGATGTACTATCAAAACTTATTTTAGCGTTGTTAGTTGTAATATCACTCGCTTGTTGGGTGGTTATACCTACTTTGGCTGTGTTTGCAGCTACACTTGTGTTAGCAGATACCCTTGCTTCTGTGTAGTATAAATTAGTTGTACCCTCTGAAATATCATCCGTGTCGAGTACTACATCGCCTGTTTGGGTGTTTACACTATCAACAGCAGCAGTAGGTATAGTTGGCTTATTAATAATATAAGCATCACTATTAGTATCTGTTTCATTCCAATTAGCTTGTACGTTTACTTCTGCCCCTGCTTCTATCCCTGAAAGTTTAGTAGCATCATCTGTGGGATAACTATTCTTTGCAGAGTTTGCTGTGATTGCATCTGCTTGGGTAGTCGTGATACCTACCTTCGCATTGTTAGTAGTAATATCAGCAGCTTGTTGAGTTGTAATGCCAACCTTAGCGTTATTTGTGGTAATATCACTTGCTTGTTGTGTAGTGATTCCTACCTTAGCTGTGTTGGCTGTAACATCAGAGTTTGCAGACACTCTTGCATCGGTAAAGTACAGGTTAGATGTACCTTCTGTGATATCGTCTGAATCTAAAACTACTACACCTGTTTCCCCATTTACAGAAGTAACTGCATCAGCAGGGTGTGTTAAACTTTCCCAACCTTCGTTTTTTCTTACATAAGCATCGCCATCATTAGGTGCTTCGGGAAAAGATACTTTTGCAGAGTTGGTAGTAATAGCGTTTGCCTGATCTGTCGTTATGCCTACTTTTGCATTGTTTGTGGTTATATCTGCTGCTTGTTGCGTGGTTATGCCTGTTTTTGCTGTATTCGCTGCTACTGCGCTATTAGCTGATACACGAGCATCGGTATAATATAAGTTTGTAGAACCCTCACTTAATTCATCGGTGCTTGTTGGGTTCACTTCTGCACCATTCTCTATACCTGCTAATTTTGCACTACTTGTAGAGTCAAAGCTGATCTTAGAATTGTTTGTAGCTACATTTGATTCTAAGGTGTCTAAATCGACAGCTTGTGTTACTGTGATATGCCCTACCTTAGTCGCATCAGAAGAGGGGTAAGTATTTTTTAGAGTGTTAGCTGCTACGCTTGTGTTTGCGCTTACACGAGCTTCTGTATAGTATAGATTGCTTGTGCCTTCGCTTATATCGTCTGTATCTAAGACTACATCGCCTGTCTGCGTGTTTACGCTTGTAACAGTATCAAGTTCGGTGCTATCTACATAGTCCTTAACTGCTGCAACTGTGGGGATAGAAGTGTCATTATCATTGTTTGCAATCCCATCTGCTTCGTCAACAAACTTTGTGATCGTAATGTTTTCGCCTGTATCCTTCAAAGAACCAAAAGAAACAGTACCTGATGCCACTACACGACCATCAGTAGATACGCTGACACCTGTACCATTACCTGCACCATCGGTAAGCTCAACCTCACTACTGATAGCATTGTTATCATTAGTTTTGATTAGCCCCTCGTAGGTGTCCTTTATTCTTTTGTTTTGAAGATTTGCCATACTTTACTTTCGTTCTTTTGCAAAAATCTTTTTAATTTAACTATGTTCTTATCTTTTGGTTTATATCTTACAGTACCCATCCGTTGAATAAACTATCTTTATCAGGATAAACATCACTATCTGAGTTGCTATTATACTCAGGGAACGTAGAGCTATTAAAACTCATATAGTCAATAAATCTACGAGTGTAATACTCTGCTGTATCTCGTGCCTTACCTACTAAATAATCAACCTCTGATTTGCTTACACTTTCGCTATTCTCTGATGTGTGCTTAAATACACCACCATTTTTGATTTGATATGCAGCATAAGGCAAATAGGACACCTGCGCCCACCATATAAGCATGGGTTGTACATAATCATTAACAAGGTTAAGATAACCCCCTGTAAGCGTACCTGCAACGATATCTGCACTAATCTTATTGTATAGGTCAGTACCTAAATAGTTCTGCACCTCAATCTCTTGTGCGATTTTGATAAATTGGATAAACTTGTCTGTATCAGTATTACCATCAATGATACTGTTTTTAACAAGGTCTGTACGTGATATAAATAGTGCTGTTGCCATGGTTATATAATTCCTCTAATTCTTGCATCTGATACTTTATCCGTACCCTTTGATTTTTTTGGTTTGTAATTTGGGTGGTGTCCGTTATTTGGCATATCCTTTGGTGCTTTCTCTGCATCCTTATATCCTCGTGGGGTAGGTGCATAAGACTTAGGTATCTTGTTTACTTCATCGTAGTTTTGGATTACTTTTTTCATAGTCTTAGATTTTAGTCTGTATAACACCTCTTCCCATCTATGCCCACAGTTAACCCCACCTTTGAATCTGAATAGATCGTATGCTTTGCCTTTATGCCCAAAAGACTTATTGACACCTGCATTACTCGCTTTGTCAATATCTTCTATACGATACACTACACCTCTACCACTTCTGCTCATCATAATACGACAAAATTGTCTTGATTTGCCTGAGCTGTACTTTTCAGCGTATCGGTATCTTACTTTATATAGGGATTTGTCTAAATAACTAAACCCACTCTTTTTAGAATCTATTGACTTCTTTTCTAATTTTTCCTCTTTGCTTTCAATGTGCTTAACAGCCCAATCCTCTATACTTTCGTTATCCTCGCTGTGTTCTCTTACGTCAACTGCTTCCCATCGGTTAGATATTGTTTCGCCCCTTAGATCGTCAAGGATGATATCAAACTCTTCATCAGTCAAGTCCTCTTTGCTCATTTTAACCCCTGTTTCCTCTTCTCTTGTTTCCATATCAGCTACATTATCAAGATCGGTAAACTCTAAAGGTTGTAAGGTCTTAAAGTAAAGGTTAAGTGAGATGTTATTATACGCAAGTATCTGATCGAAGTTCTCAATAAGCAATCTTTGAAACGGACGAATAACTGTGTTATCCATAAGGATAGTAGCTGTTTTAAGTTCGTCTGCGTTATTACCAAGCCCTGTATTGTCTTTAATACCTAAAAGCATGGGGGATACTACCCTGTGGGAAACGAGCACTTTTTTTCCGCTCTCAGTACTCATAAATTCGTACTGCTGATGAGCATCAGATAATTGTATAGGTTCGATTGTAGCAGCAGTTTCTGCATTATCGTTAAATGCTAAGATAAACTTACCTGCGTTGCTACTACCACTAAATTTTTCGTATATACGTCTTTCAATTAGTTCCCTTTGCTCAGGATCAGGCGTTCCATTATTCATGTTAATCAACATGGACGGGCTAAGCCCTTGAAGGATATTGTTAAGATGAAAGTTAGATATCTCTTCCTCTAACTCTGCGTATTGTGTACCCCCTTGATAGTCAACAGGCGAATAGTATTTAAACCCTGCTCTATAAGGTTTGATGTACATAATCTCTAAACCCTCTTTAGAAGTTCCAAAGGCAGGGATACGTTTTATCTCATCGCTCTTTTTGTACTTAGCCCAATCGTAGTGATAAAAGTATGCTTCGATCTCGCCCTTATCATTACACTTTTCAGCTCGTAATGTTTCAACAGGCATATGTTCAAGTTTTACGATTTTAGTTCTATCCTTAGAGTAGATTACTTGCAAAGCACATTGACCCATTAACTTTAAATCGTATGCTAATTTTCTAACACAATCAGCATTAAACAAAGATACCATCTGTGCGTATTGGTCGGGCTTTCTGTTGCTATCAGTAGCATCTAAGCCCTTACCATAAATCATCTCACTAATTGCAGTAATACAAGCGTTATTTGTTGGGCTGCCATTATAAAGGTCGATAAGGTGTTGGAAGTAGTTGTTATCTTCGCCATAAGCAACCCATTGCTGATTACGAATTTCTTTTACAGCAGGGCTTGTGTAGGTGCTTAGGTTAACTATTCTTAAATCGTTTTTCATAATATAATATAATCGTTATCGTAGCTCGTATCTATGGTGTATTCGCCATCGTTAACTGAGTAATAGTTATTCGTATCTTGATCGACTGTTTGGTCTGTGCAAAATACTTTGTCTTTATATATAACGTTGCTACCTTCTTTTATTGTTAAATCATAAAACCTACCCTCAGTTAATGATAATGATTCGCTAATAACTAAATGATTTTTGTTAGTTGTAGCAGAAGATGTATATGTAACAGATGTGTTTGTAGAGTCATCTCTAAATACCATACTTACATTCGTTGCATAAGAACGTGGTATAATCTTTATGGTCTGAGCGTCCGTTGATGTAGTTAGTTTTATCATAATACTATAAACTCGTTATCAGCAGAGTGTGTTACATATTGATTTTTGTTAATCTGATAGTATGAGTTCGTATTTTGGTCTATCGTTTGATCTGTACAAAACATCATACCCTTAAATATCTTACCTAACTCATCTTGTAATACAAAAGTATAATAAGTATCCTCTGTAAGTCTAAATTTATTATTTATTGTTAGATATGTACTTCCCTCTGCGTATGTAAATGTTAGAACGTCATTTTGCCACTCAATCTCTGCACCATTAAAAGTCGCTTCGTATGTGTTCCATACTTTAGCATCAGATGTATATTCTGTAACTATGTTTGTTGATTCGTTTCTAACAAATAACAAAAGCACACCTGATACACCTCTGCGTGGTATTACATCAATACTTTGTGAATCTGTCGATGTAGTTAAGATATGCATACCTATATAACGTATATAATCTGAATTTTGTGTAATAAAAAAGGGGGCTTTTACACCCCCTAACAATAACTAAACCAAAATAAATAAACTCTTTGCTAATATACAAAAAATTTATGGTGTTGGGTTAATTGGCGCTGATGAATCATCAATAGGTAATGCTGATACAAAGAAAGGTGGTGCTGTTTCCTGAGCAGTAAGGGTAAGTGTGAATCCACTTAAATCCCCCATAGCTGCACCTGTAACAACTGTACCCCCTGTAACTTCGCTTCCATGCTCTTTACCTACTAAAAAGCCATTACCATTGTAATCTTCCACAACGATTTGAGGTCGACCATGAGCTAAGAGCTTAATCTGCTCTTGAGTAGCTACATCTAAAAACGTAAATGTAACATTAAGGGTTGACTCATAAAAAGTAGTGCCATTTTCTCTTGACGAGTTAATAGCAGTTTCTAATGACGAGTTGCCCTTGATTTCATATTTGTAGAAAGATACGCTATCATCTAAAGTGATTGTACCACTACTATCAGTCAATGCTGCTGTGGTAGATGTGTAAGGGGCAAAGTAAATGTTTTTCAGTCCACCTACACCACTCTTACATGGTAACGCTCTTCCGTTTGATACTGAACAAGGCATATTTTTTTATTTTAATAAAAAAGGGTAGGTAGGCACTCGGCTTACCCACCCCTTTTAAGTTAGAGAATTATTGATTATGCGTAGAGAACGATATCAGAACCAATACCATGTTGTACACCTGCTGTATAGCGCATAACTACACGCACGTTCTGTGAACCATCAAGGTCAGCCATATCGATAACTTTAACTTCATTTCTGTCATCAAGCAATCCTGTTCCAAAGAATAGGTTAGACTTCTGAGCAGCTACTGCTGTGTTATCAGCAAGACCACCTGTTGCAAACAAAGGAATCCCTTGGAAGTTCATCTCAGTTTGTCCTACGTGATACAAATCTCTATAACCCAAAGCAGCTTGTGCGCCTACATACGCTTTAGCGATGTTTTGAGAGATATAGATAGTTAAATCTTCTTTACCATATACACCACTTGGGATAGCATCTACGATTTTTTGAAGCTCAGCAATTACGTTTGAAGTAGTAACTGTACCTGCAACAACGTCAACTACGTCTGTATCAGCAGCAAGTAGAGTTTCAAAACCATCAAAGCTACCTTCACCTGCACTACCTTGCCATATAGAAGTTTCAGTTGCTTTTGCAACCTCAGCAGCTACACGTGCGATAACGTAGTCAGAGAACAATGGGGGTAGCTCATCAAAAGCAGAGAATCCCATTTGAGCAGCTTCCCAATCAGAGTGCAATTCTTTCTTACATACTTGTAAGTTAACTTGCAATTCAGTTGGTGTAAGTACTTTCTCAGTTAGAGTAAGACCTGATGTAGATGAGTCAAAGTCGCAATCAGCAGAGCGTACAAGATTTGAGAACGCACCTACTTTCATAGCAGCTTTGTACTTAATGTTTGGTAAGATAGAGATAGCACCTTTGTCAAGTGTATCAGCACTTAGAAGGGCAGCACCGAGATATTTCCCTGCGAATTCCCCTGCATAAGTACTTCCTGTAATAGTTGGATTTGGCATTTTATATAAATTTAATTGTTAACAATTTTAGACATTACTTTGTCGAAAGTACTTTGCTTTCTGTTTTGCGCATACTTTAGACTTACTTTTTGTTTGGGTTCGGGGTTATGAGTGATCGCTTCTGTGGCAGGTGTTTCAGATAGTTCCTCTTTCACTTGCTCTTCAACTTCGCTCATTTCCTCTTTCTTTTCAATCATCTGCTTGATTTCCTCAACCAATGATCTTACTTCTGCTAACTCTTCTTTAGTAGCATACTCAGCTTTCACTTCTTCCTCAGTTTCTAATTCCTCAGATACTTCCTCAGATGCTTCAACTTCCTCTTCCTCTTTGGCTTCTGCTTTTTTGATTTCAGCAATCAAACCCTCTTCCTCAACGACAAGGATTTGACCATCTTCCATTTGGTATTCGCCAACAGGAACAGCCACTTTCTCATCGTCTGTAAGGATAAAGATTTCATTACCTGCTTCAAACGCTTCTGCTTCAAGGACAGTTCCGTTTTCGAGTTTCGCTTGTGCTAACTCTACTACTTGGGATTGCTCGATATTTTCCACAATATCAGCAGTATCTTCCCCAAGATAGGTCTTGATTTTACTTAGAATTTCTGTCGCTTTCATAATATAATAACGTATTTAAAAATTAATTTGTATTTTGGGTTAAACTTTCCCAATACCTTGCGCTCTTAATGAGCCATCACAACACTTGATAGAGTACGTATTATCCTCGCATAAACAGGCACGTCTTGAGCCCTTAGGGCTTGTTCTCGATGGTGTGATATATTTTTTAAGTCGTTTAATCATTTTCCTTGACCTCTGTATTTTTTCTTATATAGCTTTGAACCTTTAATACTACTCATTTTGGTTTTAGCGTGTACGCCCTTTCTGCGTACCTTTGGCTTTGTTACTTTTGTGTAGTCTATACGTTTAGCCATTAAATTGTTGTGTGAAATTTATTTAATGTATTAATAATTGTTTTAATGTTTTTTGCATCTTTTGTTGCTATTTCAGCTTCGCCAAGTTCTTTAATGTTTACAGGATCAATACCTAAATCTCTTGCTTGTTTTTCAAGTTGTGGTAACTCTGATTCCATTTTGTCAGCAAGTTTTAATGCTTGTTCTAATTTATTAGATATAGATCTTGCTTCGCTTCTTAAACCTTTTATTTTTGAAAGTGCAGTATCGGTGTCGCTAAAGTATTTATCTGCTAACTTTTTTATTTCTTGAACAGATGCTAACTCTACTTTCTCTTTGCTAAATAGCATCTTGCTTATACTTTTTTCGCTCATAATTTTTTATTTAATAGGGATACAATTAGGTACTTTTTTTCCGTTTTTCATTTTCATACCATATTGGACATATCCATCTTGGCATGGTTTTTTGAGGTTGTGCTGTTCGCAAGGCATATACCATACTTTGCCCTCGTATTCGTGTTCGTGGTAACTCTCACAACCTATATCTTTTGCTGCTGCTATTGCTAATTCTTTTGTAGCAAACGCAAGTCTATCGTCTATGATAGCCATCTCGTCATTAATAACCTGAGATGCTAAATCTAATTCGCCTAACTCTTTCAACTTGCTTTCAGCCCAACGCTTACCTGCTTTACCACCCCATAGAAGATATGAGATAGTGCCACACGCTTTACTATCGCTTTCATCGTAGTACTCTTCTGCTCTGCTTAGATATGAGTACATACGTTTGATAGTTTCTTTTGAGATGGGTTTGCCTTGTGCTAATTGCTGCGCTCGTATCTTACCTACATCAGTAGCACATTTATTGTTTACTTTCTCGTTAAGTTCAATACCACGCTTTGCGTTATTTTTTACACCACTTGGATAGTCAGAGTATGATTCTAATTCCTCTTTTTTGCCATCTTTGTATCTACCATCCTTTTTAACGATTCTACGAATGTATTTAAGCATATCCTGAGCTTCGTCCTCGTCAAAGTCATTGATAGGTTCTTTAGGGCGTTCCATTTTGTCAGCGAAGTACCCCTCAATAGAAAAGCCCTTAACTTTTCCTGTTTTTACAAACTGTTCCCATATCTCTTCGTTGTTGACTTTTACAGCCCCCATCCAAGTTCCCACAGGTACATTTAGTCCGTACATTCTGCTTTTGTCGTGTTTCTCGTCCTCTACTATCCAACTCTCTACAAGTGTTAATCCGTTAATGCTGTGCTGATGTTCTAATGTGGCTTTGTTTTGATTGCCATTCTGTAAGTATAGCTGTGATGCTTTCTCTACTGTATCTTTTGAGAAGTAAATATAATACTCATCATCGCCTTTACGTCTGTATATCGGTTTGTTTGGGATAAGTAATGCACCGAGTAGGATACGCTTCTCGCCTGATACCTCAGCAAGTTTTATCTCTTCGTTTTTAAGTGCAATAAAATCCTCTTCAATGGCGGGGTTTTCTACGACAGATATCGCTTCTATCCCTGTTATCTCTTGATCGTCTAATATAAGTTCTACGATTCGCATATATATATAACGTATTTAGTTTTGTTTTTGTATTTTATCCTATCGATGCACCCTCTACGATGTTTCGGTCTAATTCCTGTGCTGTGCTTACATCGTTTGACACTACAAACGCTTTAACAGGTTGCTGTGATTGCCCACCTATTGCTTCTGCTAATTGGTTCGCACCTGATGCACCTACAATGTTAAATGCAGGGGGTACTGATGGGGGTGCAGGTCTTGATGGGCTACTGATGTTTGCACCACCACTACTGATACCTTCTGTTTCAGGGGTTTTAGTAGATTGAATACTTTTTACTGTTTGCAAACCACCTGCCACAGCTGCTGCTGCTGCTGCGATACCTAATGCAGGACCAACGATAGGGATACCTGCTAAAGACTTGTAAGAGTCTTGTGCGCCTTGATAAGTAGATATTAAAGTAGATGCTATGGCTGCTGCCTTACCTGCTGCTGTTTCTTTTCCTAAGTTAGCTGCAATACCATCAAGTCCTCTCTTAGCCATATCAAGTTTTGCCTGTTGAGTTTCTTCGTCAACTTTTTTCTGCTCTTCTGCAATAGCTTGGTCGCTTGATCTTATATAGGCATCATAATTATCTTTGATTAATTTAAGAGCTGCTGTTTTCTCTTCCTCATCAGTAATAGTTTGCTCTATTAATGCTTTCCTTTCATTGTATAAGTTAAGAGCTTCAAGTCTTTCCTCTTGTATTTCATTTAATCCAATAGCTGCTATTTCTTTTTTGGCTTCTGCTTGTTCTCTAAGTAATGCATTTACGTTTGTTTGCTGCTCACTTCTAAACCCTGTAACTTGTGCTTCAATAGCTGCCGCTTCGTTCAATGCTTCTTGATAGGCAACTTGGGCTTCTATGTTATCTTCGTTCTTAGACAGTTCGGCAGCTGCTGCATCAATACGTGCCTGAGCATTTGCTTTCATTACCTTTTCCTGCTCATCTAAAACCAATGCTAACTTTTCGTTGGCTTCGATACGCTCTGCAAATGTTTTGCTTTCATCATCACGCACCTGTCTTAATTGCTCTGCTTGTATATCGTATTTTTCTATAAGCCCCTGATTGATTGCTTCATTGAGCTGCGCTTGTTTGTTTAGCTCTACAATGTTTTTAGCTGCTTGTAAAGTTTCTTTAGCATAGCTTGTAACAGTTTCTTTTACTTTCTCAAAACTTTGGTCTTGACCTGTAATTACGTCAACAGCTTCCTTACCTGCTTGTTTAAAACTTTCCATAGCATCAGAGAAATTACCTTTAAATAAATCCCCAATACCCTTTGCAACAAACCCTAATGTTTCTTTTAATTGTATAAACCTGTCTATAACAGCTCTTTGCAAAGTGTTAGCAAAGTTTTTCATAGTTTCTAAAGGGTTAGTAAATAACGCACTAAAGAAATCTGTAACTACACCTATATTATCTGTGAATAGCTTTACAAGATCATTAAAAACAAAAGATAATGTTTCTGCTGCTGTGGCAAATAAATCTGTAACCTTTTGATTCTTTTTAAATATTTCGCTCAATAGCTCGAAACCTTTACTAAGCAAACCAATTACACCTAAGCCACCTAATGCTTTGCCTAAAAGTTTAAATCCCTTTGTAGCACCTCTAAGGGGCGCAGTAGCAACCTTAAGAGCTTTACCTAAACCCTTAAACCCTTTACCACCCTTTTCAGATGTTTCAGCTATCTTAGTTTTTAAATCTTCAATCTCTTTTTTAAATGCTTCGACCTGCTTTAGAGCGTCATCAGCTTTAGCTTCTAACTCTACTTGGATTTTTTTAGCCATTGTATATCATTTTTAAATTTAGTATATGCCTGTCTAAAGTTCTTAGGCAGGTAATTCTGTCCTTTAGCTATTCGGATGTTTTCCGAGCCATCTTTTACATAGGGTAGTAACTCTAAGATATTCTGTATCATAATTCGTTTAATAGTTCTATGTTCGATTCGCCTGTTGCTAAGTTTGTTTCTATGCTGTTGATCTTATACCTTTTACCATTAATATCAAACCTATCAGCAAGAGTAAAGTTCAAAAGGATTCTAAGGGGTAGATATGCCTTTACTTTTGTAAGTCTATTCTTTGTGTTAAACACATTTGTAATATAGTTGCTATAATAGTTTTCGAATAACGTGCCTGTAAAGCTATTATCGCCTGTGTATTCGTTTAATTCGTTTTTAAAATTTATATTATCAGTAGATGTACTTGAGCTAAACGAAACGCTGTTAGAAGGCATATTGACACTTCCTGAAATTGCTTTGTGAGATTCATAATCGCCATCAGAACCTACTTGATCTATAAAGCTAATTGTTTCAAATGGGTTTGTATATACAGGATAAAATAGTAATGGTTTGCCTATATAACTTTCTTGGTTATCATCTACAAAATACCCCCATTGTATATCTGTTTGTGAATTATTAGTTAAATTAATTAATCGCTCATACTTTAGGTGTGAGAATGGTGCTTTTACACTATAAAGACTACCATCCACTATATTGTTATCATCGTCTGTTTGTGTAAAGTCTGTTTTAGCCCACTCTTGGTTAAATATCTGATTATGTGTTTCTGCTAAAAATGTATCTGTATCTTCATAACTAAATGATACTTCTCTGTAAGGCAAAGCCACGTCAACCTGCCCACTTTTTACATCTACAAACTCGCTTATATCGTATGCTGTGCTTATTGATTTTTTATTTGCATAAAATTCATCTAAGGTGTCAACGTATATAGTGCCATTTTCCTCTACAAACGTAGTAAGGTTAAACATCTTAAATAATCCTGTTAAAAAGTCTATAATTTTAATTTCAGGTATTTGTTCTGTGATTGCAAATTGTATCTCAGCATTAGCAGTAAAAGACGAGCTTAATTGGTATATCTCAAAAGTAGGTGCGCCACCGGGTTCTCTATAAGAAAGAGTCCACCTAACATAAGGGCTTGTATCAAAAGTAATTGATGATGAATGAGTAATAAAAACAGTATAGCTACCTGATTGCTGCGGAAGATTAATAACTTTAGTTGTATCTGTTATACCTGTTTGTGTATATATAGTCGTTCCGTTTCTTTTTACAATAACGCCATATTCAGCAGTACCTGTTCTATATAGAGAAAGTATAAGTGATGTAATAAAGCTACTTGACACATTGACACTTAGGTTGTTATTAGTCATTCTCGATCCTGAGTTTGTACTATTAGGAAAACCTGTTACTTGTGTTTCAAAACTTGTAATTTGCCCACCAAAACCAACTTCGCCCTTTTTTCTGTGTAGCCACATAAACAAATCATAGTAAGCATCGTTTGAGGTATTAAAGAAGTCTGTACTAAATGTTATGCCATATTTATTCTCAATGGCTTCTATAATTTTATGTACTCTTATTGCGTATTTTAATTCGTTCCACGCAACCCCATGATGATGTGATGTACCACTACCTGATTCGTACCATAGATTACCTGTGGTTTGCCCATGAGTGTTGCTTTGATATGTTAATCTTTTTGTATGTGTAATAAGAGGTGCTAAAACATGGTTAGCTATTTCGTAAGATTGACCTGCTGTAAATATCTGCTCATTTAAAACAATAGCAGTAGATACAGGTATGCCTGTTATGTAAGTCGTTTCGTTTGTAGAGGTGTTTGTAATTAAATCGCCAACACTAACAGTACCAAAACCACTACTATCTGTAATAGACGAAGTTCCTATTGTATCTACTGTGCCTGTTGAGTTTCTTGATGGATTACGTTTAAGCAATCTTTCTACATCTGTATCAGCATATGTATCTGTGTATGTATTAAGGTCTGATAATGCACTCAGCTTATCTTCGCCTAATAGGTCTTTAAGTGTTACTGTATTACCAAAGAATGTAATGCGATAAGACTTTGGTTTTCTGTTTTGCAAGTCTACACCCTCTAACTTAATCTTACCTTTTTTAAATGGTAGGTAGTTTAATTCAAGTGTAGCATCTTTTTTTGTTCTCGCATCAAAGCCCCCTGTGATATCAAAGTTATAGTAGTGTTTGAATATCTTGTTATTTGTTTTAGAAGCAGGTAGAGTAAAGGTCTTGGTAAACTCTGTGAACACCTTAGCGATATCCTTTACGTTTTGGATAGACTGAGTGATGCTTACAGATTCATCCTTAAACATATCTACTCTTTGCCCCTCAATATATAGCTGTATGCTCTGCACTATCTAATGTTATTTATCTTATCAAAAGCGTGTTCAAAATCTACTGTGTAGTTTGCAAGTTTGTCATTAACACTTGTCTTGTATGTGATTGACTTAGTTAATGGGATAACAGGTATAACTCGTTCCTCTGTTTCTGTTATCTCTGTGTACCATACCTGCTCACTTAATAATAGTTCCTCTAATACAGCGTTATGATCGTCATTTACGTATCCTGTATTCATTGTGATTCTATCCTTACCCTGAGATAAAAACGCTTGTTGTTGGTGTTTGTATGTTTTGTAGCTTAGGGTAGATTGGTCAAATATAGATGCCTTAAACTGCTCAGATTTTACGTTGGTAGATTCTACTGACTTCTTAAAAAACCACAAGTCCTGCAAAGCACCATACTTATTAATGAATGTAACTTTGTAGGGCTCGTACTTACACTCATTAATCGTGTTGATTTTAACAACCTCTACACCTGCATCTGTGTTTATGATAACCTCGTCTACTTCACCTATGTTATATCGCCTTAGAAACAAGTCTAAGCAATCGCTGTCCTCTAATGTACCCCCATCGTTTACAACTCGTTCCCTGTATGTATCATTATCATCTAAACCACTTACTGTAACATATTCTATTTGACCATTTGTGTTATTCACATCAACCCCTGCCGATGGTATACTTTGAGTTCGTTTCTCTTCCCCTTTGTATAAGAATGTTACTGAGTTAGTGTCCTCTGTAAAGACAGGGATTCTTACATTATCGTAGTTTAGTCTGAATATAGTATTGTTTGATAATAGCAATCCTCTTGATAGCTGAGGATTTGTACCCTCGTGAAAGTAACCATAGCCATCGAACGCTATATAGTCAACAGGCGTAGGTGTTTCAGAGCCACTTGTTTTAGTTAAAGTTAATGTAGGTCTAACCCATACACATTGACTATCATATTCGCCATCAAACTCTATATCAAGATAATCTCTTACAAGTTCAGCTATCTCATACACTACATAATTATTGCTGTCTATTGGTGTTTTAGTTATTGTGTATCTAAGTTCGCTTGATGTGGGTGTGGTAAGTTTTGCGCCTGTGTATATGTATAATTCCATTTGCGCACTTGTAAGCGTACCACTTGCAGGTTCTGCTTTTACATAAAAGGGGCTTCGTACGTTTATCTTTATAGCCATTATATTAAGTTTTCTAAATCTTTAGCAAATTGCTCTTGTAATTCTTTAGGTAGGTTAGTAAATGCTTTCTCAAAGGGCTTAGTGAAAAACAGTGATGGCTTAATACCATAGTTCTTTACAATCGTAGCAAGTGCAAACCCTGTCTGCTTGTAACTCAAAAACCTACCCTTTTTATCTCTAAACTGTATTCGCTTTGCAGATGCCCACTTACCAAACGTACCTGTGGCACTTTCTAACCCTACAAGATTAGAGGATTGCTTGTAACTAAAGTTGCTTAAAGACTTACCACCACGTACACCCTTAACACCTCTGTCCTGAAACATACCATAATCTTCCATCTCAAAGTAAAGTCTAAACCCCTTACTTACTTCCTCTATGGTATAGCCAATAGAATCGTACAACTCTTTAGATGTATTCTTTTTGCCTTTAGTAAGATTTGTTCGTGCCTGTTGCACTACATACTTACCAAAAGCCCTAAGAGCTGTCTGTGTTTCTTTTAACTGCATACGTTAATATCGTTTTCTATAAGCACGTCAAAGGTTGTAGCCCACCCTGCAACAGAGTTCTCAAATCTATCATAAAAGGGTTCACAGCTTGGATCGCCATCTAATTGATACTTCGATGTGTATAACGTACCCATTCTAAGCACCTGTATTACTTTGTTAATAACAGCAAGTTGAGTGTTAAGTACGTCCTGCTCGTTATCGTTATCCCTAAACACATCTACTACTGCATCTTTGCTTTGATCTACTACATCCATTGTAAGGATACTCATACTAAATCTAAGTACCTGCTCTTCCAATGTTACGTTATTAATTACAATGTGTGCAAGTGGGAAGATTGTTTGTTTGTTTAGGTCAATATCTGTTATATCGCCTGTGGTAACTGTATTGATGTTATCATCAGCGAGTAGTTGGTCTTTGATTGTGTTGGTTATTTGATAGAACCCTCTTGCACCTTGATTAGCCATTGAATTTACTTTTTATTTGTCTTGCTTCTAACTCTGCTTTGTCTTTCATAAAACTTAGGGCATATAAACATTGATGAGCATTTAATTTAGTGATATCTTCAAATCGTCCAATATCCCCCTGAGCGAGTGCGTAAAGTGATTGATACCACCCCCATTTTCGTCCGAAATTAGATGCAGAGCTAAGTTCATCTCTTCGTTCCCCAAATAGTTCAGCATAGCTTTCGATAAGTCCATCCCTAAATTGTAAAAAAAAACAATAGAACCTAAAACTGCACTCATAGGCATATCCTTCATCTTCTCTGCGTTATCTACGCTATAATCCTCTACGTTGTACTTATCGCCATATTGATTCGTAATTCGTCTATATAGAACATTCATAGCCCTGTGCATATTTTCCCAATCGCCTATAAACGTATCTAAGTCTATATATTCGCCAAAGCTCATATCGTCTAACTTAGGTATAAACCCATATTGCGTACCTTTCATTTTAAACATGGTTTGCAACTTAGGTGTATCGTTTAGCATCTCAGTTAATATCTGCACTATGCTGTTAATATCAGTAGCTCTCATAAGCAGGACGTGATCCCCACGTATCCCACAAAATATCTCTATCATCTTAACAGCTAAAAACTTCTCGTCCTCGTTGTTATCTTGTATCTTTAGATATCTCTGATATTGGTCTAAAGTTATCTCATTAAGTGATTCAGGGATTTCTATATCTACTTTCATAACTTGTTACTTATCTATATAACGTAAAAAAAAATGATTTTAACGAATTGCGTACTGACCTCTGTTTGGGTTTTGCAGTTGATAACCTACTGCATATCTAATTGCATCAATAAGGTGGTTGTAAGCATCAACAGGCGTGTTAGACTTACGCTCTAACCATCTGTAATTATTCAGTTCTTTAATAAGGTTTGTACTATCAGGGCTTACCACTAAGTCGTAGTCTTGTAATAAAGATATCCCATAGGTAACACTGCCCTGTCCTTTGATTGATTTTGTTACGTTACAACCTTTGGCTTTTATTTCATGTAGTAGTCGCACCTCTGCGCTATCGCCTACGATAAGACCATCCTTAGCGTGTTTAAGGTTGAGTTGCGCTATCTGTGAGGTTGTGAGTCGTGGCAGGTAAAAACATTCCCTTAGATAGATTATTTTGTTATCTGTATCTATGTTTGTTTCTACAAGAGTTGATGGATCAGCAGCAAAGCCATAATCCTGCCCCCATACGCTAACACCTTTCTTTTTAAAATCGCCTATCGTCCAATTAGTAAATATCACACCCTCAGCTTTACTCATCCACGAACCTAACATCTGTTGTTTGTACTTCTCAGGTCTGCGCTGTTTCATTTGTTCTATCTGATCTATGTAGCTTTCAGATAGATTGTTTAGGTTATCTAAGTAGGTGGTGTGAATGTATGTGGTGTTATCCTTACTCGTATTGCTACCTTCCTGTACGCCTTTATCCTCAAAGAATCGTGTATAGACAAAATGCTCTTTAGTTGTAGGATTGAGTATTAAGATAACTCTGTTTTGATTGCCTTGCTGTCTTACTGATAGGTCAATAGTATCAAACTTCTGCTCATCTGTTAGTTCCTCTGCTTCATCTACTACCCACGTAGTTATACCTGTGAGTGATTTTAAACTTGCTGTCTGATCGCCTGAGCTTGTCTTGATACCCCTAAAGATTATCTTACTTCCTGATTTTCTATTTATTATCTCGTCTTTAGTAACGTGGAAGTCTGCAATACAATCCATCAGTTCTAACTTCTCTATAAACTCAGGAATAATAGAGATACGTGCAGATGTTAAAGTGTATCTTGTAAATAGGATTGTATGCCCTCGCTCATAGGTAAGTATAACAAGCAAAGCATTTATTGAGAAAGACTTACCTGAACCCCTACCACCTGTAACAACAAAGTATCTACTATCGTCTGTGGATATTGGTAGGTATTTCTTATGTATGTTAATCGACAAACTTAATTAAGTCCTTAAAGTTTATATTTAGCCCCTCAGATGAATTGATATCCATACTCTCTTTTGGCTTACCATAACGATAGCTAAGATATAGTTGGATTGCTCTCATATCGCCTTTAGCTACGAGTTCCCCTAACTTAGCGAGAGCTGTATCACTATCTATGATCGCATCTAAGCGTTCTACTAATTTAGCTTCGTCTGCTTTGGGCTTTCTACCTGCCCCTTGTCTTGCGCCACCATGCATCTTGAAAAAAGTTGATTATTCAATTATATAACGTAATTATTCAGGATTTTGTGTACCCTTTAATTCCTGCACCTCTTTAGCTAATTGATTAACCATTAGATAGAGTTTTGTTGTAGCTCTTTCTATCTGCTCAATCTTTTGTGCTTGAGTCCATTTTTTACTCTTCATAATCTCTAAATATAAGTTCTATATACCAAAAGGCAAAGTCTATTACCAATGCTCTGTATTCGCCATGATAGTTTGTTATGGTAATACCAAAAGCTAAGTGTTGATATATACTACCTGTCCTTATTTTCACTTTATTAATGTTTCTATGTTATACAATTCTCTAATGGGTACTTTGTAGTCATCGCCATAATACTTTCTTTGAGATGGATATTTGCTTATATCTTTAAAAGGTATGTATCCTGCTATGGTGGCACTATTGCAGTTCTCTATTCTTAACATTCGTTCGTTCCTGTCGTATCCGTTAACAAATATAAGAACACACTTATCAAATCCCTTTCTAATGCCTGAGTTATATTGGTCTTGGCTGTATAGTAAGTTTAAGTGTTCGTATCCTGCTTGATCGTATCCACTTGTTTTAATTTCTATTATATCGTTATTGAGTTCAAAATCTTTCTCGTATTTAGAAATGTAGTCAAGAGATTTGTGCATTTCATCTTCATACTCATACTCTACCTCTTTGCCTTTAAGGTATTGCTCAAAGATAAGTTCCCCTATCGTGCCTATTACTATCATAGACTTACGCATATTTAAAGATAGCTTAAATCTGTCGTATTGATACCCTATACTCGCTTCGCTGCGATCTATGGCTTTATATATTATCTCTTTGGTTATTTTTATTTTCATCTAATTGTTTTTCGTATAGTGCGCAGTCGCTACATTGAAACACGCAGCGTGTGTATGTAAATTCATCGTCAAGGCATATAAAGTTATTTTTTTCCATCTTCATATCCTTTTAGGTATCCTATAAACCAACAGAAAGCACATAGTACTGCTGTTGTTAAGAACCCACTAAAGTCCATATATAGTATCATAGTCGTTTGTATCTAAGGTCAGGTCTATCTTCACTACTAAAGTGTTCTATCATTTTATCACAGTACTTTATTATCTTTTCATTGTCTGTGGTTGACTTCCAATGCTGATAATATCGTATCATGTGTATCATTAGAAAAGTCTTTGTTGTTGTTTATGTTGTTCTATTCGCTTCATGGCAGCTTCGTAGTAGTCTTTGTCGATTTCGCACCCTGTAAGCTGATATCCTAAATTATGACACGCTATTGCTATTGAGCCACTACCTAAATGAGTATCGAGTATCTTATCATTTTCTTTAGCGTAATTAATAAGTAGCCATTCGTACAACTCTGTAGGCTTTTGAGTAGGATGTATTCTTTTAGGCATCTTATAGTCAGGCTTTGGCTTATTCAACCCCTTTGTATTTCCTAAATATGTAAAACCAAAATATCTCGCTTTATCTTTGTGCGAAGTCCACGCTAATTCAAACTCACTCATAGTTCCTATACCTTTATTTAAGCCTTTAAGTTTATGCCAACAAATCCAACTTTCAGAATGAGGAAGAATAAAATAGTTTCCGCCCCAAATTATTTGATTTTTAGACACCCTAAATAATTCGGTAAAAAAAATATCCTTTGGAATCTCATTATCCCACTCAGCAATATCAATCCCATAGGGTGGGTCAATGATAGCAAGGTCGAAGTAGTTATCCTCATACCTTGCCATTAAATCCATGCAGTCCTCGTTTGTTATCATTCTATAAGCTCTTGTGTAAATAACCTATTTACTAACCTATGTACTCTATTTAAGTTTCTATCAGATAAGTATTTTATCTTATTTTCAATAAAGTTTATTTTTGTGTGTTTGCTTGTTGGTTCGTAATCTCTTACCATATCATTAAAATACTCATTTAGTTTTGGATTGAATTTCCTGTACATATCAAAGTTTCTTAATGAATGTAAAACCGTGGCATGATTCATAGGCTTACCCCTATCTCTATAAAAATTACGTATCTCTGCTAAGGTCATATTTTTAAAGTCATAAAGTATTTTATTTAACAAAGCTCTTGATTCAACTGTCTTTCTTAATCTACTTTTATTTAAAACATTCTGTCCTGTTATCTTTTGTATTTTAGTTGCTATGCTTAATACTTCTGTATCTGTTACAATCATAATGTTCCTGTATAAGTATAATTATATAAGTCTGCGCCATGTATAAAAAAGGTTTCAAAAAGCTCTATGGCTTCGTGTGTTTTTCTTTTACCCTCATTGTAAAAAACTTCCCCTACATCGTATATAGCTACATCAAGAGTACCCTTATCCATTACACCAAACTTAAACTCTGTGTAAGGTATGTTAAATAATTCACAATAAATATAGACTTGTATATCATATCCATACTTACGTGCTGAGTAAGGAAAGCCCTTTACGTCAGTTGTGGTCTTTAGATCAACGATTTTGTTTTTACCTAATACATCTGCTTTTGCTCTAAAGGGATAACCACCTATCATACCACAGGCAGGTACTTCAAACTCGCTATTGTCTAATAGTCTTAATGCCTGTTCGTTTCTTAGGAACGCATCAGCTAACCTTTCAGCATCTCGTTTTTCCTTTTGAGTGAATACTTTACCATGCTCTGCTAATGCTTCCTTATACTTCTTTGTGTTTTTGCTTTGCACATCTACAAATATCTGATCGTTAAATACATCAGGTTCTAAGATAGCTGTATGAAACAGCCACCCATCACGCAGGGCTTGACTTTCTGCATTACCATAGTCTGTAACAAACTTATACCTCTTTGGGCTTGTTGATAACATCTTAATTGATGATGAGCTTAATGCTGCCTTAGCCATATACCCATAGTAAAACTCATCTTCTCTTAATAAATCTATGAGGGTGTCTTTCTTAAATCGTTCCCCATTTAGTAGTGTGATCTCGCTCATCTTAGGTCTGCTTCAAAACAAGTTCCACTACAATACAATTCGCTCTCTTCTATGGGTGTACCACACATTGAGCATTGGTTTGACTCTTCGTTATAATAGAGCCATTTACTATAATCCATATTTATTCTCTTTTAAATTCTCTAACTCTTTCTCTACTCGTCTTGCACGTTCCACAGCTCTAATAACTGATTGCCGTTCCTCTCGTAAGATACGCTTAAAGCTGTATCGTTCTAACTCTAATTGATTAATATAGAACACGAGTCGTAAGGTTGCTTCTGATACCTTTTGCAGTTCCTCATTGTCTGACTTCTTTTGCCACTTGCTGATCGCTTCTAAAATCTCAGCAGAGTCTATCATATATTGCAACTGACCAAAATCCATATTAAGCATATAATCATTCCTACAAGTCCTATCTGTGCAAAGTCTATATTCATAGCCCTAAAAACTTTTTGGCTTTAGACCACCACACATTTTGCGTGTAGTATAAGTTAAACTCTGTTTGAGTCATTACTTCTATCGTTTTGCCTTTGTTGACGATATATAATCCTGTGGGTGTTATTTTGAAAACCATGACAATAGAACATAAGTGATTAGTAATATATCTAAGATGGCTACCCAAAAGGCAACTGTGATAGCAACAGCGTACATAGTACCCTCAATGCTATTTAAGTAATTGATAAATTTTCTCATATAATCGTTTTAATGTTATACAAATATAATAAAAAAATGTTAATAAACAAATTTCTATTTTTTTCTATACTGAACAGCACACACAGCAAGTCTTTGATCTGTGTTAGGATACTCTTTAATCATTGTAGGATTCCCCATACAACGAGACATAAAGTCCTTTCTGTCCTCTCTTGGTTTTGGTGTTGGTAATGGCATAACTATATGTTTAAATGCATTATTGTATTAATCTTGTTAATCGTTTCCTGCTTATCTACTATACCATTATCATCGTAGTAAACATAAACGTAGGGGGCGAACATACGTGCGTAGTTATCGTTCTTTTCTTTGTGGTTTGCCTTTGCTCTGTTTTGATAAGCTGTATTCATCATCTTGTATGAGATGGGTTTTATCTGTATCCCTAAGACAATGTAGTCATCTTTTATTATCTCAGCATCTATGCAATAAGTGTGATCTTTGTCAAAGTCTGTTTTAACTATATCAATGTTTGTAAACTCTGCTTTGAGTTCGTCTATTATGCTAAGCTCTTGTTGGTATCCGTTCCAAGTCTGCCCTATAACACGATAGAAAACATATTGCTTTACTTCCTCTAATGATACCCATTGATTCTTTAGATGTATCCTTTGGCTTACATAGGATAGCTGCTTGTAACCTACTGAGCATCTATACGAGTGTTCCCAATCCTTATGCGTTTTGCTTTCGTGGTATTTGTGAAAGTCGCTTATGAGCTTCATGCACTTACCTACATACTTAGTCTGAAAAAAATGATTGACACTCTTGTCTTTGTTTAGCTTTCGGTATAGCTCATCGTTTAATGTTTGCTTATACTTATAAGGCATATATCTTGTTTATTTGGTATATCCATTCCTTAATACGCTTAGGCGAACAGGTGCATGGTTCGTGGTATTTATGCGCATAGATATCAGCGTGTAATTCGCATATCAGTTTGTAATGCTTCTCTGTCATATTACCACTAAGAAGCTCAGCATAGGGCTTCCACCTTTGTCTTTGCTCTTTGGTCATCTGTCCTTTTGGCATCCTAAAATTTTATGTTATTCCATTTGTTTCTGCGCTCATCACAGCCACAATCTCTACCCCTAAGTTTGGATATCTTCTTTACTATATAACGTATTCCTGTGTATTTTGTAAAGTAAAATACTAAATCCCCTAATCCCATATCTTATCTTTTTCTATTTATTTTCCCCTTTTTACGATTCCATTTAGCTCTATTTCTACAAATATCAGTATAGTGATAAGGAAGTTTTGTATAATTTTCAGCTTCAAATATCTGTTCTTCTTCATCGCAAGGAATAAACGTAAATTTTTCATCTAATCCCATTCTATATTATTTTTGATTAAATCCTTAACTCTTTTGTATGTAAAGTACAGAGAATAATAAGATATGTTTGTCTTTCGTGCTAATTCTGCAATAGGCATACCATCGCTAATTATCTCAAAGACAGTACGATCATACCAAAAGGTTTTGTCGAGCAGACTATCCATTTGCTTCATAACACCACAAATGTCTATCTCTTTTGATTCGCCCTGCTCGTCTAAATAGTCGGCAAGGTTATCTATATTGGTTTTTATTATATTTTTTTCTTTTCTATGCAGATCTATAAACAAACCCCTTAAAACTCGGTAAACATACATGTGGTTTATATCATCGCCATAGGTTATATCTACACCTTTTGTAATGTAAGTGTGGATACGCAGATACGCTTCTTGCACTATATCTTCTGCTATGGATTCTTTGCAGCCAAAAGATAACACGATTCTATGCCAATCATCGTGCTTTTCTGCAATCTTCTCAAGTGTTGTTTTCAAAATGGTAAATCTGTTTGTTCTTTGGTATTGTAAGTTACTAAATTTTTTCCATCTATTTCAAACCCTACATTATTTAATATACTTCTAAACTTAATCGGATCTTCCATAGGTGTAGGTTTGTACCCTAACTCTTGGTTTTTAACCTTAGCTGAATATAGGTTTGAGTATATCCAATCCGTTTCGTGGTATATGTATCTATGTATGATTAAAAAGTCATCAGCTCTATTCATACTCATCCCACCCATCTCGCTATCAGAAGCCATAGGTGGTATAGGTTGATTAGCGTAGTAATGCCCCTGAGGGTGTTTTTTCCTTAATGCTTCTGTAACAGCGTGAACACATATCCACGTAGTAATGTTATGCTGTTTGCAGAAGATTCGTATATCGGTAAGACTTTCGTAGCTGTACTCATAGCTGTTTGAGTTCTTAGGGATATCCTTTTTTAAGCTATTAAGAGGATCAATTAAAAACCCTTGATAATCCCACGCCTTTTTTACAGCAGTAGCAAGTTGTAAAAGGTCTTTATATGTGTACGCTTTCTCAGTATCTACAAACTTAAAATGTTTATATACCCAATCGTATTGCTTTTCAAAGTCCTCTTTCTCTATTTGGTTAATCGGTTTGCCTTCTGCAAACTCTATTAGCTTTCTAATTAGTGCGTAGGGTTCGTTCTCACTGCTGAACACAAGCCATCGGACGTTATGCTTTAGTGAGTACAGAAACATCAAATAAAATACTAAGTGTGTTTTACCTGTATTGGCGTGTCCTAAAATAAAGTTAAGATTACCATGCACAAAACGAAAGTGATTATCTAATCTATCTATCCCTAAGCGTAAACCCTCGCTTACTTTTCCTGCACGTATATCATTGAGTTTCTTTAAATGTTTATCGAAGTTTATTAGCATTTGGTAAAGTTATAAAAAAAAGGGGGTGGTTAGCCCCCTCTTGGTTAAAATGGTAAATCTGCTCTATCAGGTGCGTGTTCTTTGGCTTCGACACCCTCTGCTTGTTTGTGGATTTTCCATGCTTGTATTGTGTTGAATACCTTGACTTCGCCCTGTGGGTTAGTCCACTCACGTCCTCTAAGGTTGTATTGAACCTCTACGTGATCGCCCTCATTGTATTGGTCTAAAGTCGTGCATTTGTCATTTGAAAATACAACACTTAATATCTGAGGATATTGCTCTTTAGTGTTTAATACAAGTTCTCTAAATTGATAATTACCTTTTGTAGTTGTTTGTCCTACTCGTTTGACAGTTCCAATAATACTACCCATTGTTCACAAAGTTTATTAATAGTTGCGCATCGTGTATAACTGTTTCAATATCTGCGTTCGGTCTTGATGCGTGAAAGTCGGCAGCAGCTTTTACCATACTTTGACGAACAATAATTTGTTCTCTGTTTGCAGTCGGTGCTGCTTGTATGGGTTTGTTGTAGATGAGCTTCGCTGTGTTGTATTGCTCATTCGTTACTTCAAAGTCGATGGTTTCGCCCACCTGCTTTTTAAATTCGCCTTTGGCTAAAAACTGATAATTGTTACCATTTGCGAGATACACCTGATACTTATTAAAAGTGCCTGATGCGTTTGTATATGTACCTTTCGGTTCTATTTGAGTGATTTTACTCTGCATAATATAATTCTAATTGTTTTTCTAAAATTTCTATATGGGCTTCTAACTCTTCTATTCTATTACCCATAGTTTCTAATCGTGCCTTATCAAAGTCCTTCATGAGTTCCACTATATAATCCGTATCGTTTGTTCTCTTCTATCTTAAACATATCGAGTATATCGTATAAGTCATTAATGGTTTGATTAGACATATCGCCTTTGTTAGCGAGTGTGTGTGATACAGCGTAGAGTATAGCATCTTGCTGTTCGGTATTTAAATTGAATTGCATAATAAAGTTTTAATGTTGGTGTAAATATATAAATTATTTTTAAATAAAAAAAAGGGGGGCAAAGCACCCCCCAATCATAACATTAAAACGATGTTCGTATGAACACTACAAAAGTACTACTTCATTTTCTTTTTGACAAGAGCTTTATATTTAGTTATTAACTCTTGCAGGTCATTGTTTGAGTATTTTGTGATTTGTATAGCTTTAGCGTGTAATCTCTCAGCAGTACCATAACCAAAATCTTCATCTAATCTTACACCAAATTTGTACTGTTCGCCATATCTAAATACATTACAAGCTGCGCATTGTACTTGGCAATTTGTTTCATCCCATCTTGTTCCGTAGTGCTTCCTGCTTTGAAAGTGTCCGTTTTGCAATCGCTTCCAATGATCACGCTTACCACAGGTATAGCACTCAGCTATGCCCTGAGCATTAGCGTTTCTAAGTCTTATGTACTGACTAAAGATATTATCTAAACGCTTTACAAGATTTTTACGTGATACCTTCTTAGGCATTACACAACAGCGTTATCTAAGATTTGAATTATATGGCGTATCTCTGACTTCTCAAATTTACCTTCAATAGAAGCGTTATACGTTTTGAATGTTAAGTGATAAAAATCTTTCTCTGCTGTATGCTTATTCTCTTTTTTACCTAAGTAATCTATTTTTAAATCAAATTTCATAATCTCTATATATATGTGTTCCCAAAGTTAAAAAAAAATTTTTGCTTATATATAATATATATAATATATATAAATATAATAATATATAATATAATATATATAATAATATAATATATAATAATATACTATATATATACTATTTAGTGATTTTTTTGTATTTTTCAAAACCTCTGCTACCAAAGTATGCTACATAGATTGTTACGAGTAAAGTTTTAAGTAATTCTATCCACGCTTCATCTATCTTAAAATCTATCTGTAAGCTATCAAGCACAATGTAGATCGTGGTAGCAAGAGTGAGATATATAAGCGTTATTGGTCTTACATTCTTACTTAACCATGAATCACTTTGCATATCAGACTGCCAACGCTTACTTACTTCTTGAATCTCTTGTGAGTCCATTTCAAGCAGTTTTAAGGCAGTTTCTTTGTCTTGTGGGGTTAGGATATCATCTTTTGCTATAAGTCGCTTTAAGACCCCTAAGAATCCGTTATCGGGCAATATATCGCCCATTCCATCGCCAAGCGTAGAACCTACTGATGATAAGAATCTACCTACTTTGGTGTCCTTAAACTTCTTTTTACTCATACTTTCTAAATTGTAATTGAATGAAAAATAAGTATATATTCAGCTCGTTGAATTTATACCTACCTGTTGCAGGATAATAAGATATACCTGCTATAAACGAGGTAGGAAATAATAGTATAATTGAAAAACTACGCATAAGTCCATATTACTTCTTTTGACTTTTCAGAGTCTATATCTACGTGGATAAAACTGTTTGCTATACCGATACGCTTAAACCCTACATCTAAAAGACAGTTGATTAAATGGTATCTATCAACAGAACTTGAACACGCTATATCCACAGCTAAGCCCCTAAGATGACTACTGTTAGGCGTTCCACCTACTTTATCATTGTGTTTTTCTGTGCGATACCCTGAGTTAATTTTTATGGGTTTGTCAAACTTATCTCTTACCATATCAAGCATTACAAGCAGTTTAGGGTGCATTTTATTACCACTTCCTACTTCATCAGGGCTATCAAATTCTGTATAAGTAAAATACTTCATTCGCAATCTTTATATTTAAAGTTCTGACCTGTTACTGATAGTTTCTCGATCACATCGCTTTGTAGGTTTCTTAATAGTGCTTCTATGTTATCCTTTTCCTCTACAAGCTGTTTTACCTTTGTTTCAAGACTTTGGCTCTTTGCTTGTAGCTCTGCAACTTCCTCAGGGTTCTTACCTATGAATGTATAGATCACAACTGACAGAGAACCTACTAACATACCGACAATCACTTTAAAAATATCGTTATTTGTTTCAGGTATCTCGTAGAAAGCTAAAAACAAAAGCAAACCCATTACAAGAAAGAAAATAACCCCTGCACCTATATAACCCCTAAGCTCTTTATCTTTAGTCATTTTTGTTTTTTAGTTCCCACCATTTTTGTATGGTGTACCCAATCGAAACAATAAGTAAAAGTATTTTCAATCCATCCTCTAAAACATCTAAGGTGCTTACTGTGATTGCAGAAAGATTAAGCATATAAACTCTAAACGATGTTAAATCCATGATATTAACTTTTAAAAGACCAACCTGCGAAGGTATGTACACCATTACCCTCTACTGTTATTTCATAAGACTTCCAACCATAAGGCGATTCGTCTAAATCATTCCATAAAACATCTACTGAGTATTTGTCAGAAGCTACACCCTCAGTTTCTATTTCGCCCTCTTCATCAAAGGTAGGTTCTGTAACCCATAGATAACCAAGTTTTACAATAATGTGTTTGCCTAATAGATACTCATTACCCTCATCATCTGTATCGTGTGGCAAAGCAGCAATCTTTTCTTCTGCTTGTTCCTGTGAGTTAAACTCGTATTTTTTAAATATCGCCATTTTCTTAACTTGTTAAAGTTGCTAATTCGCTATCGCTTAGTGCTTCGTTAAAATATATTACTTGTTTTACTCTACCAAAGTAAATATTGGAAGTTCCATTCCAATCTGCAATATCAATAGTATCAATCCCTGTTCGTGTAGTTGCGTTTGTTATACTGCCTACCTGAGTTCCGTTAATATATGCCTTAGCACTTGTACCATCGTACCCTATTGCTAATTTATTAATATCTGTTTGCGTGTTCCCTGTTGATGTGGCTATTGACCTTACATTTCCACCACCTACAATAAAAAACTTAAAAGTACCTGTACTTTCATCTGTTTCTATCAATAATCTATTATTTGTACTTTCATCACTAAGAGTAATACGTCTTGACGCACTACTACCCTCTTCTAACGCTTGTATTTCAACAAAAAAAGCACCTGCATCGTTATTGACTTGTGCGCTTGTACCTGCATTATTACAAACATCGGCTGAGCGTGTTACTTGACCACCTGACGTTTTGATATATGAAGTTTGATAGCTTCCTGCTTCGATTTGACTTCCCCATAGTAAAACATCAGCGTTTGTGTTACCAACTATATTTACATCAAAACCATTTGAAATTTCGTTAAAAGCTAAAACGGGTCCTGCACTCGATGAAGTAGTAGTAGCTGTTTGAGTAATAAAAACTCTGTACCAACCATTACCATAATTTTCAATACCATAATCAGTCAAACCTGAATTGTAAGTTATTGTGCCATTATGTATATCAATAACAACACCACCACCTGTACCAAAACCACCATTACGATATCTAAACTGAAAGTATTGCCAATCAGCACTACCTGTACCTCTTTTGATAAAGATACTATTTGTATATGTAGTGCCTGATGAAACACTAACACCATCATAAACTGAATGTTCCCCTGTTGTTGCTGTCATAGCTACCTTTACAGCAGTATTTGCGCCATCAGGCGAAACACCTGAATTAATTGTTCTTGTAACTCTTAAACTGTTCCACAAGTCCATTCTCTCTGAATCAGGTGATATATTCGTTCTACTCGGTTCTAAAAGTAAGTGCGGACAATCGCCTACCAATCCGTTTGTCAATGGGTAGTCTAATCTTGCTTCCCCTATCGCTACGCTTTCTATTAGTCCATCTTTGTTTACTCTTGTAGCTGTTGAACCTCTACTATGTGTAAAATCGCCATCGCCATTAGCAGGTAAAACTGAGTAAACTTTACCTAAGTTTCCTGTTGTAGCTTTAAATCCACTTGGTATTAACGCTATACTTGCTTTATCGTATAAACTCATTAGTTCGCTATTAAAATTTCAAAATTTCGCATAATACTTGTAGCACCTTCTGATGTGCCATTATCTAAAGTAACTCTATTACCATGATCAGTAGCAACACCTATAACTTTGTAAAGGTCATTATTACTAAATAGAGTTGATTTTATTTCGTTTACTGCCTTACGTCTTTCTGCACCATTGTCAAGCACAATAAACTCGTCTGTTTCAACCATATCAGCAGTCATATCTGTAAACTCTGATAGGTCTAAACTAAGCGCAGGGGTTGTTGTGCCACTTGTAACATCTAAACCTGTGCCAACTGTAACCTCTGTAACTGTACCTACATTTGTTGTATATCCTGCATCATTAGTCCATTGAGATATATTACCACTTTTATTTGTAAGCGTATCAGTAGATGATGCTGTAATATAATTTGCACCATTTGTAAGTTGATTGTTATTATCAGGGATTGTTGTATCCCCTGCTAATGCAGTAGTAGATGTAGTACCTAATTCTAAGTTAGAAGTACCTGCACCTATTGTAGCTCTAACTGTCGCTGCATCTGCATCATCTAAAAACGATTGAGCAAAAGAGCTGATAGTTGTATTAGCAGGTAAACTTAAAGTCTTGATATCTGCATCTACTTCACTATCCATCAATGCACCTGCTGCTGTAACATTTGCAGTATCGGTAACATCTGCGTTCTCTTCAATACCTGCTAACTTAGTAGATGATGTACTATCAAAACTTATTTTAGCGTTGTTAGTTGCGATATCACTCGCTTGTTGGGTGGTTATACCTACTTTGGCGTTATTTGTTGCTACATCGCTTTCTATGGTATCTAAATCTACTGCCTGAGTAATACTTATGAATCCTACTTTAGTAGCATCTGTAGTCGGATAGCTGTTTTTAGCATTGTTAGTCGCTATGTTACTTTCCATAGTGTCAAGGTCAACAGCTTGTGTTACGCTAATAAAACCTACCTTAGTTGAATCCGTTGTTGGATATGAGTTCTTTAGTGTGTTTGCAGCTACACTTGTGTTAGCAGATACCCTTGCTTCTGTGTAGTATAAATTAGTTGTACCCTCTGAAATATCATCAGTGTCAAGTACTACATCGCCTGTTTGGGTATTAACACTATCAACAGCAGCAGTGGGGATTGTTGGTTTACCAATAATATAAGCATCACTGTTAGTATCTGTTTCGTTCCAATTAGCTTGTACGTTAACTTCTGCACCTGCTTCTATCCCTGCAAGTTTAGTAGCATCATCTGTGGGATAACTATTCTTTGCAGAGTTTGCTGTGATTGCATCTGCTTGGGTAGTCGTGATACCTACCTTAGCTGTGTTGGCTGTAACATCAGAGTTTGCAGACACTCTTGCATCAGTAAAGTACAAATTAGATGTACCTTCTGTGATATCGTCTGAATCTAAAACTACTACACCTGTTTCGCCATTTACAGAAGTAACTGCATCGGCAGGGTGTGTTAAACTTTCCCAACCTTCGTTTTTTCTTACATAAGAATCGCCATCATTAGGTGCTTCAGGGAAGGATACTTTTGCAGAGTTAGTAGTAATAGCGTTTGCCTGATCTGTCGTTATGCCTACTTTTGCATTGTTCGTGGTTATATCTGTTGCTTGTTGCGAGGTTATGCCTGTTTTTGCTGTATTAGCTGCTACTGCACTATTGGCTGATACACGAGCATCGGTATAATATAAGTTTGTAGAACCCTCGCTTAATTCATCGGTGCTTGTTGGGTTCACTTCTGCACCACTCTCTATACCTGCTAATTTTGCACTACTTGTAGAGTCAAAGCTAATCTTAGCGTTATTTGTAGATACATTTGATTCTAAGGTATCTAAATCGACAGCTTGTGTTACTGTGATATGCCCTACCTTAGTTGCATCAGCAGATGGATAAGTGTTTTTTAGAGTGTTAGCTGCTACGCTTGTATTTGCGCTTACACGAGCTTCCGTATAGTATAGATTGCTTGTACCCTCGCTTATATCGTCCGTATCTAAGACTACATCGCCTGTCTGCGTGTTTACGCTTGTAACAGTATCAAGTTCGGTGCTATCTACATAGTCTTTTACTGCTGCAACAGTAGGGATAGAAGTATCGTTATCATTGTTTGCAATCCCATCTGCTTCGTCAACAAACTTTGTGATCGTAATGTTTTCGCCTGTATCTTTCAAAGAACCAAAAGAAACAGTACCTGATGCCACTACACGACCATCAGTAGATACGCTGACACCTGTACCATTACCTGCACCATCGGTAAGCTCAACCTCGCCACTGATAGCATTGTTATCATCAGTTTTGATTAGCCCCTCGTAGGTGTCCTTTATT